CTCCCCAGTTAGGGGAACGCTTGGTTTTAACCTTGCTTTGTGGCTGAAGAATCCGATGCTCTGCGCGTTGCAGAGAATTGTTCCACCTTCGCAGGAAGAACACATCGTTACTCGCGCGAAAAGATGTTCGAATTGTGCCAGGGATGGCCAACTCGCTTTTCGGGAAGACGTATCCTTGCGCCCCCTCGACTATGTCGAGAAGCGCATAGAATTCAACGACTTCACCAAACTTGTCAAGAAAACTATTGAGCAAGTCAGCGTTAGTAGTGATAGAGGTACACGACGTATTAGACAAGGGTTTCCGGACTCGAACGGGAGTGACGTCATAACCATTATGATAATCACCTCCGCAAGATTCCCGGAAGGGGCCCGAGCGGTAGGACTTACTCTGGTTGACCACGAGGCCAATCGAAGAGAGTCCCCTCACAACACTGTCGTAAGTAGAGACAGGTGTGATAATATCGTCGCCATAGACATACACATGCTGGTGAACCTTGGGCCGGACTCGCGTCCGGACCTCGGAAGCTACTTGTATATGAATAGCTGCCTGCGCACAAGTCCAAAAGACCAATGCTTCAACAGGGAAGCAACAAGCACTACCCATAGGGGCAAACTTGTTTAACTTCACAACTCGACCATCAGGCAAGAGTGTCTCCTCGGAGCGACAAGCTTCGAGGCAATCGACCCATCGCGGTGGAAAAACCATCCGGACGACCTCGAGAGACACTCTATCAGACGCGTCTTTAAGATCCAGCGTAGCAAAATCACCTCGCTGTGAGGCGACCCTAGCCAAGACCCTATTGACGGTCTGGTCAGTAAAGTTAATCTGACCAGAGGTCAATTTGTGGCCCTCTATGATCCCGTAGAGTTTACGCATGAGCCCTTGCTGAATATATTGCAATTCAGCAGGTTCGCATGATATCACTCGGGGACCACGAGAATCCTTAGGAACCAGTACAACCCGGGCCCTAGGGATTGAGTCGACAGACTTCTCGAGCAACTCCATCTCATCAAGTAGATGATTAAAGTTGAAGAAGAAGTAATCGGAATAGGGGAACTCATAGTCAAGCTTTGGATAATACCTCAGCTCGTGATACTTGTCCCACTGAGCAGTTTTGCACGCGGTTGCTCCGCTCCCATGCCTCGGACGGATGTCCTTGGGGTCCTCATTACAAAGGATCACCTGTAACATCTGCCGCATAAAGCATAGAATACTCTCCCGGTATGAATCGGAAGAGGCGTATGCAAGCGGGATCTCCGAATCAGTCTTCACAAACTGGTCCAAAAACTCCGCCACTGTCCGATCGTCGAACTCGAACTCAAGTTTATAGAAAATGTAAGACAGCTGTCTCACACAATCTACGGCAAGAGAATTTCCTCCTAACGCACGCTTGATTGCTGTACCCATGAAAACGGGTACCCCTTGATCATCGGTATGAAAATCACCGTAATCATATTTCCACTCGTTTGTAGAGTGGTAGGAATCAAGTGCCTTGCCTATTGAAGGCAAGGCTGTCGTCAAGAAGGACACGCCCTCATGTTCGACCCTCTCCCGCACCGTTTTGATATCGGCATCAAGGATGAAGGTCTCATAGCGTCGGCTACGCGCCAGGTTCTCCCATAACAGGAGAAGGCTTTTCAGGTCACCTTTGTTATACAAAGACAATCCTCCAAAAAGTATCCCTAGTGACGGCAGCTCGATTGGAACCTCAAATCTCTAACACTCCTAACAGAGCTAAGAGTCGCTATGTTATATCCTGGAAACGAGGATTAAACCTCGTTGTTCAGTACCTTTGTCCAGTTCGAATTTGACCCACCTTCTACGATGAAATCAACCAGTTTGTTGACCTCTTCGAGGCAGATCGCATTCGTCATGGATGTGTTCGGTGGTCGCACCTGAACTACGTAAGTAGAACAGGTAGCAGCCACTCCGAATGCATCAACCTCAGTTCGGTCGAGGCGCACGGAGTGCCTTGTCTCACCGGCTTTCCCGGTCTGATGACCGACAGATAACAGTTTCTCCAGCGGTGGGGTTAAACCCGCAACTGAAAATTCTGACTTTTGAAGGTCCGCAGCTCGAAGGTCGTACACAGAAAGGTTCGTGTCGACGTCCGTTGCGCAATCCTTGGAAAGAGAGAGCGAGGTGCCAAGAGCCATAATAGGATACTCCTCCCCACGAGGGGGGCAAGCCTCAAGAATAATCTTGAGGAGAAACTAAGGTATTTCTACCCTGTGAGCTCAGACATACGATTCTCTCGTACGTAAGGCAGTTGTAGTCATCAAACAGACTACGACTCACCACCAACAGACCCATTTTATAGATCTGAAGTATCTTCTACAAAAGACAAGGTGAGCACCCAGAAACCCATTTAAAGATGGCACGCGGATGTCAAACGCGAGCCTTTTTAAGTTTCAGGGCCTGAGTAACCAAACTGGCTAGTAATGCAGTTTGCTTCCCAGAAGGCATTTTCCAACCGAGACCTTGAAAAACATCAAAGTTGGGCAGGAGCGGGATTCTCTGAAATGACATTTCAGTGGTAACCCATGCCGGATATGTTTCCATCGAGGTAGAGTTAGTGGGGTACCCGAACGGGTTTTCCACTAAATATGACTCGACTCTAAGTTCGTCTTTGATAGTGACACAGCTGTCAGTACAAAGAATAGGCAACTCAAGTGCATCGATTTTGAAATTCGACAGCCACTTGCCAACGCCGAAGAACCAGTCGACGACGAAGGAAAATGGTATTTCATCCCAAATGATCCTCGGGTTAAACTCAAAACCCAGGGAGTCCATAAGACCCCTCAAGGTCTTGTCCATCTCACTTATAGCCAGAATAGGCTGCGGTCGATAGACAAAATGAGTTCGAATGGTACGTTTTAAAGTACCATTCCACTTAACTTGTAAACTGTTGTTACCGTTAAGCAGATAAACGCCTGATTTGGTTGTTGAAGTATCGAGGACTCGAAGTGACCGCCTGATGGTGGTCCCGACTAGTTTCTCGAAGTCCTTTATCTTTTGTCGGAAATTCCATACTGCCGAGACCATCCCGCTAACATCCCCAATAGTGGGGAGCCAGCCGAATGACACTGCTAAGTGGGCATTCGCAACATTAGAAGCTAAAGGATTCCTAGATGGGCGCGTCGTCTGCACGTATCTTTTAAGATCGCGCAGATTCTCATACATCTTTGTTATGTCCGTCAACTCATACAAAAAGTTGGGGACAGACACCTCTGTTAAGTCCGGTTGGAGACGACGAAAACCGTCGTTAATCCAGGACTGTGCAAGGGGCCAATTCGGAGTCTGACCGGAGTAATCCAGTTGAGACTTTGCGATTGGCAAGATAGCGCCGTGAGAACTTTCACTGGTGGGGTAGCCCCAATACGCAACGTACTCGTACCCGGTGAAACCGGGTCGTAGGTCCGAAGAGCGAATGGGTGCAAAATTTACTCCACCATTAAAGAAAGTTTCTGTCTTAAAGTGATTACACCTATTACTGGAATCAGGGTAACCCCCTTTGACAGAGTTGGTGTAAACAATCTTCTCGCTCCCATAGCGCACCTTAATAGGGGCCGTGGTGGCGTATGTCTGGTACACAGCACCGTTATGCAGTAAAACTGTAGGCGGTGTCGTGGCAGACCATACGTCAGCGATATTTCTCGATTTGGTAATAATACCACCTAGTCGAGGAATCATAGACAGATTCTCCTTTCAAGGAAATTCTAACCAACGATCAAGAGGCTCTCGCCTCGAAAGAGACCTCCCAGGTTTTAGCGCCTGGGGG